CGGGTAACTGACTGTCGGAAAACCGTATGTAGTAGTCGTACTCGAATTTATAACTTCCATGTTCGCCTGTGTACCGGTTAAAATCGTCGGCATATTCAAAACTCGAAAAGATAATGCCCGCAATATATAATCGACAATTCGAAATATGCGAAAATTTAAAACGAAAGATGCATATTTTTTTTGATCAATCAAAATAAAATTGATTGCTGTATGGGTCGAGGATAGTTCATAGTAAATACTTCATTTTTCGTAGCACCCTTCTTATTAGCAGCACTTAAATGCATATTGTTATTTATAGTTAACCATTTATTTGATTCAGTATAATCATCTAATATCTGCGAAGGGTAGGTAGTTAAAAGAAATTTACCTTGTAGCTTTGTAAGCATATTTAAAAGGTTTTTAAAGTCCATTTCTGTATATCCTTTATAATGCCCCATGTCGGCATTATAATATGGAGGATCAATAAAAAAGAAAGTATTAGGATCATCTGATAACTCAATTACATTCAATGCATCCCTGCAAAATATTTGTGTTCTTTCGAGTCTGCGTGAATAACGTTGATCAAAATTACGTTTGATATTATCCCACCTAATAGCTTCGTTTTTAGAACGAGAAAACGCCCATGTGCTGCCCAGTATGCCAGAGAATGATTGATGAGATAAAACAAAAACAGCCCATGCTCTTTTTATTTCATCTTCGCTCATGCCTTCTTTCCATAATTTTACCGCTTGTTTATGTTGAAATTCGCTGTATAAGGTAATTTCAACTTCCTCAAATAACTCTTTAAATCGTCTTTTGAGAATGCGATAAAAGTTTATCATATTATCATTTAAATCATTAATTACCTCATTTTGACTTAGATTTTTTGCGAAAAACAGTGCTCCCCCGCCAAAAAAAGGCTCGCAATAAGTATAATGTTGAGGGATGAGTTCTAACAATTTGGGGACGAGCTGTTGCTTTCCACCCCAATATTTTATGCATGTTTTGTCTGTCTTATTTTTCATTTTTAATTAGAAGGGGTTTTATTCTAATTTTTGCCTTTAAACAATTTTTTTAGAAAGCTGGTTTTTTCTTCTGTAACAGTTGTACTGTCGGGGTTGGTAGAGATACTCATATCACTTGTTAAGTCTAAAACAATCTGCCCTTTGTGAGCTTTTAACTTTTCAAAATTATTCTCAATCTGATATTTTTCAAGTTCAGCCAGTTCTTTAATCAGTGCGTTTTGCTGCTGCAACTGCTTTTCCAGTGGTTTGATTGCAGTATAAGTGATGATCAGTACGGTAGCAGTTATAGTTACAATGGCTGTAACAATTGAGATAATTGTGTTTTCAATCCTATTACTTAAACTCATAATATAAATTTTTAATATTAATCAATCCAATTTGCAGATGAATGAATAACTGCACGTGGCCTGAAGTTTTTGGCCGCTCTATTTCCCTCATTGCTCAATTGAGCATTCGTATTGCCTTCGCCAACTGCTACATATGGAGTTGGGTTATCGTAGGGCTGTAAATACATCACTATATGTCCTATTCTTCCTAAGCGAGCATAATACAGACTTCCGAGATCTGCTTTAATTGCATTTTTGTTAGATATTATATGATCTTCATCAAACCACGCCGCAGCTCTGGCGCTATATCTCGGAACACTAAGAGAATTTGCCTGAAATATATAACTTATAAAAGCAGCACACCAGGGGTGTCCCGCTTTAGGATCAAGCCCAGTACTGGCAATAAACATTTCGACTTCCGGGCCGTCGTTATTTCCTGTCAGCTCTTTTACATGTAAATATGAAAGGAGTGTATCTATGACTTTATCTCTAATATTTACCTGACTTGTTTCTATCGTATCAACTGCTACATTATAGCTGATATCCCTGTCACTGCTAACAGGCTGATTGCGAATAATGCAACTAAGCATGCAAATAAGCGTAATATAACCTGCAATTTTTGCCATGTCTCTAATTTTTCTGTTTTTTGAAATATTATATCAAGAATTTTATATCCTTCCGGCCAGACAAGTGCTATATATGCCCAGATGAATAACAGGGCGATAAAAAAGAAAATGCCTGCTATGAAGGGAATATAAAGTATTTCAATACTGAATTCCCCGGCCTGTGGATCAAATAACCGGAATAAAGCCGGAGTTACATACCATACTATTATTATAAGAGCAATAATAAAAGTAAATTCATTTTTTTTGCGCATCCAATGTAATACTTGCTTAATTGTTTTCATAATTTATCCTCTTAGTTTATTAAAAATCGTTTCAAACACTTTAATTCCTGTCATCTTTGCAAATGTGAGATATGCGCTTGATATCTCCTGAAAACCTACCATCGCGCCTATTATCTTTGTAAAATAAATTTCATTTGAATGCAGCAAATATCTTTCGTACACAAATGCAGCAATGATTACAAGGATATAGGTTATTACTTTCCTGTAAACTTTATTAAAGACTTGCCAGCTGAATTTTTTTTGCTTTAAAGCATAAGTCACCCCCATTACCTGATCTATTAGTATTAAAAACAACACCGCATGAAGAATTATTCTAACATCATAAAATATTGAAAGAATAATAGCTATTAATCGAAGAATTCCTTCAAATAAGGTCTGAAAACGATACGTATTTGTTGCAAATTCTATCATAGCTTTTGTTTCAAATTGTTTAATAGGTGAATTAAATTTGTTTCCATCCTGCCGGGTAAACTGTCGGACTCCATACATTCGCATTTATCAAACTTTCATAATCATTACCCTGAAATGTCACTCTGTCACCTGTATTGTAAGCATCATGCGCCCCTGTTGGCTGTTTCCATTCAGGATAACCCTGCGTAACGGTTTCAATTATTAGCCATAAAGCAGGTGTTTCTTCGGGTGTAAAGTGCATCCGTGTATGCGGTTGCAAGCACTTCACTTTATCGCCATTATAAGAGTAAACTTTAGCCTCGCACCATTCGCCCACATTTAGTATCGGTGGATAATTACTTGCATCCTGACTTGCTATATAGGTAACTAAATTGCTATTATCAACTCCTTGCGCCTCACAATGATTCAATGTCCAGTCAATCACTTCTGTCTCAATTTCACCATCAACGGGGATAACTTCTTCTGTCTCAACAGGAATATAGCTGTTTACAAGTTCAATCACTGTTAATAAATCTGCATGATTTTCCTGAATCTCTGAACTTATAGGCATTACAAGTTTAACCTCGTAACTTATTTCATTTCCCTCTGAATCATACTCAACATTCACTTTTGCAAGTGGTGTATTCATCGGTGCATACCTCTCTGTATCATTATCCAACTGCCAACCTCTTGCAATGCTTAAATCGTGATTAAGCTGATAGTATTCGCCAAATGTTAATAAGGCATATCTCGGTTGTGGTATATTGCAAATTGTTTCCATTAGTCCTTAATTAATCTGATTGAACCACCCTCGACGGTTATTGCAACTTCACTAAAAGTATCATCACCGTCCTTTATTTCTCTCACAAAATCAGCATCTTCACAAAGCAAATACAGAGAATCTTTGTTATTTGCATAAGCACCTGAAGAATTAATATATCCTGAACCTAATGCTGTAAATCCATTTGAATTTGTGCCGTTTGCCGTTGTCCAATAGTCCGTTCCTGCAACCTTGCAAGCGTTTCCACCTACTGCTGCAAGTGTCGTTAATTCTGCTCTTGAAGGTATATGCCATCCCCAATCAGGATTAGTTGAATTATAAGTATCAATATCTGCTTTCAAAAGCTTAGCAGCATATTTATTATATATTTTACCATAAACAGCACCTAAAGCACTATCAGTATTTGGGTATCTCCACCACGCTGTCTCTTTTAAAGCATCTTGCTCTGAATATCCTTGTGCTATTAATCCATCGTATAATTCCTGTGAATCTGCCCAGCCGAGTTCTTTGATTGAAATGTTGTCTAAATCAATATCTGTTGCACCAGAATATCGTACAAATGCTACACTTGTACCGGTTGCTTTAATATAAATAGTATGTACACCAACTGTTGATGTTATTGGAACTTTATATAATCCTCCATCCATTTTTAAATCTCCGGCATCCTTTCTTTTTATTTCATATTCAACTCTATACCATTTTCCTATTGTAACCAGACTATATTTTATTAAAAATACATTATCACCAGCAGTTAAAAATGTGCAAACTCCACCAGATATAGTCACTCCACCTTTTCCCCACCATCCTGTATCACTATTAAATTCCCTATCGTCAGTATTAGTTATCTTCTCCACAGCATTTGCAGTTTGCATCTCTGGTATTAAATTCCCCATTGGAGTAGCAACCATTTCACAGTTAGATGTTGCCCATTCCTGAGTTCCTATAACAACGCTTTCAACTTCCGCAACTAAACTCAGTAATTCAGCTTCAATCAATGCCTGATTAGCTTCTGAAATTGTGCCTCCGTAAATTCCATAAGCATACAATCTACCTGTCCAGCTTATAGAATTATATGTACCTTCTGTTACTTCTGTGAATGAAACAACTGTTTTCCCTGAATTTTCGGGATTAACAGAATCATTCTCTGCATTCAATACTTTAATAAGAGTATAAGTCCCTGAAACAACTATGTCGGTATGAGTAAGTGTTTTTGTTACGCCTGTAACAGACTTGAAGTTTTGAATCTCATTAGGCGCAATCATGCCTCCTAAAAATGGCTGACTGCTTTCTGTCGTTTGTGCCGGATCAATGTCGCTATCGCTTAAATCATAAGCCTTTGTAACATACTTCTCAACTCCCAAAGTCCTTGTTTTTAGTCCGCTTTCTGCTGTTATAAGGAGCTTCATGTTATCTTTCAGGCTATAATCAGAAAGTATTTTGTAAACAGACCTTGTAAAGTCAGTATCTTGAACCGTCTCCGAATCTGCCTCTACTCTTGTTTTATAAGAGAACAGCCATCGAAGATAGTTCAACAATGACCAATGTCGAAATCTTTTTCTACTGATCTTATTTTGTAATCCTATTAATAAACTCATTAACTTGCAGGATTAATTGTTTGACCACACCCCCAATAAACATAGTAAGTATCGAGATCGATCGCGTCTGCGGCAATCTCCATTATAGCTCCAGGTGTCCAGTCGTAAAACATAACTGGCAAAGGTTTCGTGTCAGCGTTTTGATAAGTTCTGCAATTAACAATCAATCCAATCTCCTTATCACTTTCGGGATCGATCTCATCAACAATAACTCCGTCAGAAACAACTGACTTTGGTATAATAAAAATAGAGAAGGGTAATAAAGCGTCAAGTTTAAAACCACTACTCAAATCAGTGATCTGCCCATGAGCGGATAAACGCCCGGCAAACATTTCGTTAGATACATAACCTTTATTCATTTTTTTAATTTTTAGTGTTATTTCCAATCTACTGGTATATCTCCGTAATTACTTGCATTTGTGCAATTATAAAAACATTGTGTTCCTGTCGGTTCTGGATCTAAATTCCATAATTCTGGTACTGCTGATGTTATAGAAGTATTGGCATAATGAGTTCTATAATATGTAGTAACTAATGTACAATTATCGTATAACCCTGATGGAATTGCCGTTATTTTATTACAGCCAGAAAAACAGCTATGGAATGTTAATACCTTTGTACAATAATCAAATAATCCAGATGGAATACTAGTGAAACCTGTATTGTTACAATTAACAAAACAATAACTAAAATCAGTAACTTCCGGACAATTATCAAACAATCCGGATGGGATGCCTGTCAACTGATTATTTCCACCAAAACAATAAGAAAAAGTTTCAACCAAAGTACAATAATCAAACAACCCTAACGGGATAGAGGTTAAAGGAACCCCATAAAATGTACTTCTAAACGTTGTAACTTTACCACAATCATCGAACAATCCTGTTGGAAGGGAAGTTAATTTTGTATAATAAAAACAATACGCAAATGTTGTAACCTCTGTAAGATTATCAAATAATCCTGTTGGTATCGCTGTTAAACTTGCATTGTTGCAATTTGCAAAGGTATAATCAAACTTTTCAGCCAAAGTACAATTATCAAATAATCCTGTTGGAATTGAAGTTAATGAAATACAATATTGGAAAGTCCTTGTAAAAGTTGTTGTTTTTGTATTGTAATCAAATAATCCAGTTGGAATAGAAGTTATTGTATCACAATGATAAAAACAATACATAAATGAAGTTATGTCTGGACAATTATCAAACAACCCAGCCGGAATTGCCTCTAAATCATAGCAATAAGCAAAACAGTAATATGCTGTGGTGAGCTTCGTACAATAATCAAATAAGGTTGCCGGGATGGTTTTAAGGCTATCACAATGATGAAATAAATAGCTCAAAGAAGTGATATCTGTACAATTATCTAATAATCCTTCTGGTATAGAAGTCAGACCTGTACATCCGGAAAAACAAGTATTAATATCAGTAATTGTTGCTGTTGAATATGCAAAAATATCATTGGGTATCCATGACAATTGAGCGTTACTGGCAAAAGCAGCAACAAATGTAGTTATGTTCGTGCAATATTTAAACATTTCTGGCGGAATAGCTAAAATTTTAGGGCAATTCTGAAACATACGATATGCTGAAGTGCTACTTGCCGCACAGGTAATGGGTAAATATGGGATATGTTCTAAATTAGAACAACCTCTAAACATTTCCGAAAATGTCACTAAATCTGCCGCAGTACCCCATTGAGCAACTGCGATTAACTTAGCTCTTAGGGTAGCATCTGAATAAAAACTCATAGACTTAACTGAACCATAAATCTTAACATAAACCAAACCAGTCACTGAATATGTATGTGAAGCATCAGTGTCGGTTTTTGAAGTTATTTGATCTGATAAAGCTGACCCGTCCCCCCAATAAACATAACAATCAATTCCTGAATTAGCTGTAAATGGGAGAGTGATAGTATCACCGCTCGTAACATTAAATTGAAGTATTAATGGGTCTTCCTCTGCTGGTACATATCCTTCCTCTGTTGGATCAATAAAACCATTTGCCGGGCAAAAAATTGCCGGATCAGGGTCTTCGCATTTGCGTAATGGTAATCTAAAACTTCCTACTGTCATTTTAAGTTTGTTTTTCAAAAATGTTAATTGTTACTCCAATGTCTGCGGTCGGTTCATTCTCTGAATAAATCTTCACGCTTCCGGCGCTGCTGTCTGTGTGTGGTAAAATCACTGCTGTTTCAACTGTATCTATGTCGGCATTATCCGGGATAACATCTACAATAGAATTCGCCGTTATGTTGGCATTGTTTAAATCGTACTCATAAAGTGTTCCTACAAGCGACCAGCCTGTTGACAATAAAGTCAATCCAGTTACTTGTATCGGAGGTCTGCCTCCTCCACTTGCTGATATTTTGAGCTTGTTTTCATCCGCTCCGGTTCCTTCTTCAACTGTTATATTTGTTCCTGAAATTATTTTATCTGCCAAATAACCTGCTATTAAATCACCATCATCAAATTTGACCTTTTCATCTGTATTCGTCGGGATGCTTGGTTTGTTTTTTATGAAATCATCAGCTCCGCTGTCGGCCTGGTTCCAGTCGCTCTGTACATTCTCCTCCCCGACTGCGTCTATAAACTCAAGCCCGGACTCATCTGTTTTTACCGCAATAATTTTTCCTCCCTCACCATCATAGCTTGACGGCGTGTCCAGTAACCTTAAGAAGGTTGAAAAGTAATACTTGACGTTTCCCCAAAGCATACTTGCGTATCTCATGCGACCTCCTCTCCGGCTGATATGTAGCCTAATTTGTACATCAGATAATTATTATCTACTAACAACTTAACCTCCTTATGCTCTTCGTAAACTTCCAGCACGCAATCTGTACTTTCAGGAGTTAAATCTATTTTCGCATAAATCCAATATCCGTTTTTAGTTGTAAGCGTAAAATTTGTTTCCGGTATAATCCATGTCCGGGTCGGGTCATAAGGTATTGCAAGCTGTTTCAGCTTATAGATTCCGTAACGGTCAAGCGTGTATTCAGCCCAATTGTGCATAACCAAATGCCCGGCATTCACCTTTACTTTGTCCTCATTCCCGTCGACGTTTGTTTCAACCAGGGCATTTCGGATGCTGAACTGGGGAACTCCTGTGTCGTAAGCTAACATTCTTGGGTCTATGCTCTCATCGCGCACGTTTCGATCTGCATTGAATTTATCATCTATCGGATCAAATATGCGGTTACGCAGTTCATTTGCAGTCTCCACATCCTTTCGCATTGCCTCTGCCTGATCTTTCCTGGTAGCTTCCTGAGAGCGCTCAACAGCCTGAACACGCAACTCCATGCGCTGTCTATGTGTAAGAATAGCATTGTCTGAAAGAATAAACTCGTAAGTTTGTTTAAATGTATCGTAAATAAGGCTACTAATCCTATATAAGCCGTTTATGTCATAATCAGTATCTATTACAGTAACCCTGTCACCAATTTCAAAACCTCCCGGATTTGCATTCATGAAAGCCGGATCAACAATTACCCTGTAAGGGAATCGGGGCACACTATGTTCATTTATGTATGCTTGTGCTGCAGCTTCAAGCTCTGCTTCTGCAGCTGCAACATAAGTCTCTGGCTGATCTATATCAACCAATGTGTATTCATCACCAACCTTAATGTATAATGTATCATTAGGAAACAGTTCACCACGTTCGTCCTTAAATGGAATTATCCATATTTCTTTTGTATCATCATCATACTGGTCAATTTCAAATTCAAAGCCTGCCAGGTCACCGGTCTTCATGCGTATTTTTGCCGTTAATCCGCCGAGCATGTATTGATTAATGTCGAAGTCAAGCGACGAATCAGTGATCTTATAAATCCCTTCCGGCCAGACCTGCTTTTCCTGTATTGTCAGTTCATGCGGTAATTTTTGATAATATCCGGTAACGGTAGCCGTTCGGTTAGGATAGATGTCGTCAAAATATACCGTCCGCTCCTGCGGCCCTGCGCCGATTAATAAATCCTCGTTATTTTTTAAAGGATTGCCGTCAAAACTAAGCCTGCCTATTCCTTCTCTGTAACCTGGTTTAAGATTCTTTGCTGCCCCGTAAGCGAAAAGTATTGTACATAAATCTCCGGCCTCAATTTTTTCTCTTGATAGTTCATATAAGCCATTCCCTTTCCCATATTCCAGCGTGACAAGCGTATCTTTTGCCACCTGTTCTTTTACGTTAATTTTATAGGTTCCTGCAGAAACATATTCAAATTCATACTCAAGATTATACTCCTTGCAGATCCTCCTCAAAACAGCCAGACAATTCTCTGCACTGAATTTATGGTTTCTCCGCTCCGTTTCAAACACGGTTCCTTTATTAAAATTACTCCACCAGCTCCTGTTATGGTTTTCAATAATAAGGTCAAGTATTTCTTCTATATTTGCGAAATAATAAAAGTCAGCCTCTTCTCTGTCATTCAAAAACTGTGAGCTCTCCAACCATTTGCTCTGATGCTCCCAGCGCAGGTTATACACATATTTATTAGTTGATATTTTCCGGAATTCAGGGTCAGTCGCAAGGTGAAAAATGTCGTTATTAGCCCCGTTTGAATTAACTGCAATGTAATCGTAGTATTTGATCTCAAGTTTTATTTCACTTTCAAAACTACATGTTGCAAAAATATCACCCTGCAGGGTCTTGTTAACCTTAAAATTATTTGTGTATACAGTTGCGATCTCAAGAGTTTCAACACCTGTCCATCTTTTGATAGTGAGTGGAATAAAATCCGGATCACCAGGAACGGTGAAACGAAGTACAAATAAACCAACCTGGTATGTTGTGACATATTTTGTACGTCGATCTATTAAAACCTGTTTGTCAACATAACATTCAACCGGGTCTCCAAAAGGAGGAGTTAATGTCCTTTTACCCGTAGATTTTAAGACTGTATAAAAGTCATTTAAACGTGATTGAAACTGCGATTCACTGGTTGCCTTGATCCAACAATTTAAAATGATCTCTTTATCGTGATATTTCACTTCCGGAAGAGGCTGCCAGTAGTCCCTGCCATCAAGATCAAGCCAATCAAAGCTTTTATCTCTCATCTTAGGCATATCAAGTACCCCTGTGGCTTTTGACACTCCCACATAATAAGTTTTCAGATCAATATCATCAATTTTCCAGCTCATTCAATCTCTTTTATGTTTCCAATAATGTTACTACAATGTCTATTATTACAGCTGATTTACGGACATCTACTTTAATTCCTTCCGCGAAAACACCATCAATCGTTATATTTCGCGCACCGATGACGATCGTATGATCCGTAGCACTTTTTATCAATGTTTTAAATCCTTCTATCTTAGTTGCCATTTCATCCTGGTCATCATACTTTCCAAAAAGCTTCATAACTGCCTTTCGTGGTTCATACTTAATATCATTCTCTTCAAAAGCAGGGACATTCAAGATAGGCTTACGGGCAGGCAAATTGTAGTAATCCGTCAACTTGATCAGCCGCAGTCCGTATTCATCCCTGATATCTGTGCCGCTTATCGTCATACCACTACCTTTTTAAGAAATGATATTAAAAGCCTCTCTTCGGAGCGTTCCTCCATTATCTTTTGCCTTTTTTTAATCGCCTCCTCTTTATACCCAGTATTACCACTGCGACGTTTTATAAGTTGTTGCACCATTCCCTGTTCCGGCAAATGACGGAATAAACGATTCATTGCCACCTTTACCTCTATGTATGGAATTATACTGTTTATATTTACCTCTGATTTCAAATCTATGGTGTATATATCATCCATTTCAATAAGGAGATTATCGATTCCGACAGATGCAAGGTTGATCCATGAACATGTATCCAGGCCCCGGTTTCTTTCCGGAGTCCATAAATTATAATTAGGAGCGAACTCCGCAAGTGCCTTCCTGCTTATGCAGCGTCCTAAGCCCAGTATTTTATCTGTTTTCCAATACGTGGTTTCTTTTGTATTAACATCAATAAACCATACACTATCCGGAGTTATTTGCGGTACACTTTTAAGGCAATACGGTTCAATTATATCAAGCCATTTATTTGCAATCAGATCATCAGACCCTAATTCCATGAGATAATCGAATTCAAAATTCTGCATCGCGTATTTCAATCCGGCATTTTTCTTTGCTCCCAAAGGCTTATTTTCCCAGTATATAAAATCAAACCCGTAACGCTCAACTTGCTGTGCTGCCTGCGATTCAGATACGATGAAAAAAGGACGAATTTGAAACTTGTCCGGGCGATAAGATTGTAAACGTTTAAGACCAGTCAAGCATATTTCAAATATTTCAGGCCTGCGCCATACCGGCGTGAATGTTAGTATTCTTGTCATATTAAATATTTTTTAAGTAAAGGTTCATTTCTGCAAGTCTGTCATCTATGCTGTTAAGTTTTTGATTATACCTTGTATTTGCTGCAATTTCACTCATATATACAAGTTGCCTTTGTACAATGTCTTCATCCTGCCGTTCCATTCTTGTTATTATTGCTTTTATATCATACCTGATACCCATCATCTGCCCATAAATCATACCTCCTGTTTCCTCTGTTAATGCTCGTATAGCTCCTGTCATTCCTGAAGACGTTGAAACACCGCCACCAAGATCAACACCTATGCTTTCTAAAGCTTTTCTTGCTTCATTAAAAGCTGGGCCAACTGTCTCAGCGAGATTTTCTATACTTGTTTTAAATCTTTCTGCTTCTTCCGTTGTTAAACCTCCTTCAGTATCTTTTATAAGCTTGTCAATAGCTTCCTGTACAGGGCCTTTGATCATTTCTGAAGTGAGTTGTTGTATTATAACATGCTTAATGATATCGTCCACTGCTCTCCCCCATTCCTCTGCTGCATCAATTCCAACCAGGAATGCTTCTGACAAGCTTTCAGCCAGTTCATTTACCGTCGTACCTGTTAATTGCCTTGTTATATCATCTATTTGAGCCAGTAAAGCGTTATATGTTTCAAGTACTGCCTCAATGGATTTTCTTTGCGCATCACTTAAATTGCCTTCCAAAAGGCGGGTAGTTAATTTTTCTATTTCAACTGAAAGATTCGCGACATCGCGTGTTATTTGTCCATAATATACCGATGTGCCTCCCCTGCGGTTTGGCCCGTAAGATGTACCTTCTAATTCACTATTAAGATCACGCGCTGATTTTGCAACTTGTTTTAATTGTTGATTTACCACTCCGATCGCTTTAATCACATCAGTATTACCGATATTGATCATAGCCTGTCCGGCGATTTCAATGCTTCTTAATACTTTTTCAACATTATCCTGAAGATGCTCAAATTGAACATTCATTTCTTCCGGTATCTTAACAAACAAACCAATTGCTGAATCAATAATTTTGGCGGCACCTTGTATGTAATTTCCAGACACAATATCTGCTATGCCTCCTGTTATGCGCAGAGCTCCCTTCAAATGCTCCGATTGCTGTTCAGTTAGCCGGAGTTGCTCTTTATATTTTTCTGTTATATGATCAGTTATATCAAGAATTTGTGAGGAATAAGCCATGAATTTCTTTATGCCTTCGTCTGACCATTCGCTTAACCATTTTTTTACTTTATCTGAATTTTCTTTGATTTTTTGATTAAGTTTTTCTACCTCTAAACTTGTTTCTCTTACGGCCTTTTTTAACGCAGATTGTTCTTTATCTATTTCAACTTTAATTGGTTTAGCCTTTTCAGGTATTATATCAGTCCCATATATTGAATTACGCGTTGCCCTCAACGCTTCATCCGCAATCTTAACTCTTAATTCCAGTTCTTTTTGTAATTCAATAATTCTCTCTGCGATTGCTCTTTTTTGACTTTCTTCCGCTGTCAATAAAGCGTTCTGTAATTCTTTTAATTCCTTTTCAATTGACTGGATGCCATTCACTGCACCTTCACCAACAGCGCGCGTTAAAGTATTCATGTCGCGCATTAACATACGCTGCTCATTAGCCTGCCTGGCTTGCAGGTTTAATATCTCAACATTTAATCGTGATACTTCCTCGTTGTCTTCAATATTTGAATTTGAAAGCTCTTTTTGTTCTTTAACAAGATCGCGTCTGCGTGTTGCGAGATCAATTTCTTTTTGATAATTATCTTCGATTAATTTGTTTGCTTCTTTCATATAAGCAAGTCGTTCCTTTTCCGGCAATGTTTCATCTCTGCCCTTGAAACGTAATTCTGCAATTTTTGCTTCACTGGCAGCTATTTCTTCATTTATCTTACGCTCCTCAATTCTGAGTTTAAACAATTTATCTTCAATTTCAGCACGTTTGCGGGCATTTTCTGCCATTTCTGTTCCCCATGTTGCCAGTTTTTTCCCTGCATCGTCCACGCCAAGTTGAAACTGCAACATCGCATTTCCCATTTCAGTTAAGCCTTCTTTCCAGTCCTTTGTGAACATTTTACCGATTGCTGATGCCATTTTACCAAGAGCTTCAAATCGATATATAACCTGCCCTTTAAGAAAATCAACCAAATCATTAAGTGCTTCCTTGGGGTCACTGAAAGCTTTAAACAGCCATTTTCCCACCTTATCTACAACATCCAATAAATTATCAAGTATTTGTTTGAAATAACCAGATGCTTTGGCTAAAGCATTTTGTCCCTCTTCTGTGCGCCTGAACCAGCTTGTGAGTGCCATGAGTGCGGCAGCGATAGCTGCGATTACCGCACCCACTGGGGTGGCAATGAACCGCATTGCTGCCCGCGTCATGCCTTCTATGCCGCGAGTAGCCTGACCGAGCGGCCCTGGCATATCCCTTAATGATTTGACGTATTCCTGATTATTATTTATAGCAGAGCCTGCACTCTTTCCCAGTGAATCCATTTGTTCACTCATAGCTTTGCTGTCCCCTTTCACTGTATCGGAAACCTTGCGAAGTTGCTCATCAACATCGCCTTTAACAACAAATTCAATGTCAATCGGCCCTATGCTCATTTTTATAATATAAAATCTACCAAGTCATCTCCCGTTTCAATTGGTTTTCCTCGTCTTGTTTCATCTCCTGAAATGTAACGAGGAGCATCCGCTATCATCATTTGTATGTTAACCCAGCTTATTTTCCACAAAATGTAATCAACAGTCCATCCTGTCGCTGTTGCAATGCTCCAGATCACTCCCCACGGGCTATGAAGGCCTGTTGTATGGCCTTTTAACTCCCGTTTTCCTTTTGGCTCAAATTGCGAGGTGCTGTCGCTTTCATCCTCATTGCCCCGATCAATCTGATAGTAGTCGTAAAATCCTCAATCCCTCCATAGGCAACTGCCAGCATTGCGATCTCGGCCATTTTCCTTGGCGTGAGCTTCCAGATAAGCCAATTTGCCAGAATACGTGAAAACAATTTTATTTTCCATTTCGAGTCAAGAAATAAAATGGCGGCAATACGGGCAACAGGACGGGCGTATTGAGAAATTATCTCATGCGCTGCATTAATGTCCCCGCTATCAAGCTTTGTAATATCAAAGCCAGCCTTCAAGCTTATCCTTGCCACATGTAGCAAGGTGCCGTACCTGGGCTGTCGTAACGTGAGATGCACATTACGACTGAATAACCTTAAAAAAAAGGGGGCGGGTAATTTTACCCTTACCCCCCTTTCGAGAATTGTATCGGCCGCGAGCCGTTCAGTATTTTTCATTGCTTAAGATTCCTGGCTCCATTGAATTGGAGGAGTTTCTGCTTTCTCTGGTGTTAGTATCCTTGCTTCAATATCGATAAGCAAAACGCCTTTCTTGCGAAACTGAAAATTCTCCTTTGCATATATCTTCGAGCGTGGTATCTCAATTTTCAAACCTGTTTTGGTGACAATCTCAATAGATTTCTCGATTGGATCTTTTGCCAAAGGGCTTTCATATACATCTGTTTCCCCCGACTCATCAACATTTCCACCGAGCACTTTTACCACATCGGAAGGCTTCACATTCAGAATGCTCCAGCGTACCCTTGCCGGGCCTTTTGTTTCAAGAACTTCCTCCGGCTCATCATTTTCCTCGCTGTAAATTTCAGTGATATCCGGATCGTCACGTACAAGCTCGGCCGTGTCCTGGTATGTAACTCCCAATGCAGCGAGTTCTGTACCCATGCCACCATCTTCTCCGACATCACCAATTTTTATTGATGTTAATCCTATTGATCTGATTTCACTCATGATTTTATTATTTATACCGGCTTGCCGGTTGTTAATTATCCGCCATTAGATGTATCCTGAACAATCGCGAGCAGCCCTGCCACGTCATTGCGCATTGGCCTTCCTCCTGCGCGTACAAGAAATGAATATATATCACCGTAATAAGTCGGGTCATCTTCTTTTTCAAACATGTTTACTTCACCAAGAGCCCGACATACACTATCGTAATGCCATGCTATTGCAGCGCCATGATCCGTTGAAGCCCCGGCTGATGTCCATGCTTTTGCATTAAGTGCAGAAGTATAGCGTCCAGCCTTACTACGCATCATGATGTTGAATGTCCACAATTTACCGAGTATTCCCTGTGGAATATTGGCAAGTGAATGAAAAGCAAGACTATCCTTGTCTGTCAGACTGTCAAGTAACTGGCTGTACATGACTGCATCAACAAGCATAAACCTGTTTTCTTGTGGTATATCTGCATTATTGAAGTGATCCATAGCGGCTTTTATATCCGCCTGCACGAATGCTTTCCTGTTGTCAGTTGCTGCAGGAGTATGAGCAGTTACTGCGGAACCTGTCGTACGTTTTATATAAGTGCTGGATGGGCTCCATAAATATATAAAGTGGTTTGCTACTTCCTCCGCGAGTTTTCTTTTATCCTGTCCCAGGACGCTCTCTCTTTTATTATAACTTAATTCAACGTTATCAGCGTGCGGAATACGAATCGGATCAGTAGTGAATTCATCCAGATCAAATTCCAAATCAACATCATCCCTATGTTTTACTGTCGCAGGGAAATTCTTACGATTTCGCTCTACATTGGACGGACTTCCTGCGTTAGGGATATGAACTGTCCTGCCCTGGTTAACAAACTCATCCGCATTAAAGGCTTTGCTTAAAAAAGTATTATCTGCAAACAACCCTTCCACTATTGAATTCATCCATATTTCCTTTTGTACTGCCATAGGCATTACACCGTTAAGGTTCGGCATTGCTGCTGATAACACCATTCCTCCGCCAATCACTGCCAGCGGATTTAAACCGGAGGCGACTGCAATGGCCCCGCCAACGATTACATTAAATAATATTGCGGTAAATACCGCTATGATGGTTTTTGCTCTCATCGTATCAAGTTTTTTAGTTAATAATTTTTAAGTTGGTATATTCCACATGGGTAAAAATTCCGTGCCATCGAACACGAAGCTCACACAGGCAGTTGTACTGGTATCGACAACTACTGATGCGAGAGCATCGGAAAACCCGGTGCCAAGGGTCACTGTTTTGGCTCCCTGGTCGTCAGCTGTAAGTTTCAGATGTAGTTTCGCACCAACAGGCAAATCACCATCAAGGGTTAAATTAAGCGTGGGTGATCCAGTAAGTTCAGCTGGTTGAACGAAAGTTTCCTTTTTTTCAATTGTAACAGCGATAGTTCCAGCATAAGTAGGCTCAAGTAATTCACTGCCTTCCAATACGTCTACTGCTTCCTCGAGGTCATCAATGTCACTTTCTGCTTCACCAACGTCAATAGCCAGCGCGGCCAGTTCTACATCATCCGGAGCACAGGGAACAAAGGAAGTACCATCGAAGGCACATGCAAGGAATATGAAACCATCATTGGGAACTACCACAGAACCGGCATCAGAATCGAAACCTGTGCCGAGAGTCACTGTTTTGGCGCCCTGATCGTCAGCCGCCAGCTTCATTATTAACAAGGCACCTTTCGTCAGCTGTTCATTAATTGTAAGATTAATAGTCATTGCTCCCGTAATTTCCTCCGGCTGCAAAAAGGTAACCATTTGTTTAATCGTTACAGCTAATGTGGCTGCATACTCAGGAGATTGTACCTCGCCTAACGGGAAAAGTACATCTTCGCTTGCCGAAGGCCCGTCAGGAGCTATAAAATTGTATGACTGAAAAGAGTCATCAGATTGTTTTTTAATCCAAGTCATGGCTTACACATTTTTAGGTTCAACTCCAAATCTCTCTGTGAATTTCTGCTTATACAGATCTGGGTACTTATCACGCAGTGTGACCAGCTTCCCGGCCTTGTCAAGTTCAGCCCAGCTCTTTTTTTGTAAATCGGCCAGTTCAGTAGCATTTTGCTCCGCACCGGCTTCAAGTTGTGCAGTTACGCTTTTGCGTTTTGGCAATGCATCAATAACAGCCTTAGCTGAATCAAAGTCATTATCAAACAGCTTGAGATAGCTGTCTTTAGCTTTTGCATCGAGCCTGCCGTCTTTAATCGCGGCATCCACCAAAGCAGCTGCTTCGGCTTTTTGCTCATCCTTTTTTGCCTTGTTCAGAGCATCTATACGATCCGAAAGAGTCGTATTCTCTGATTTTAGGCGGTCACGGTCAGACATGATCTGCCGTATGGCGGCTGCCACCTCGCTTTCGGAAGCGGTATCCGCCAGGTTAAGAATTTTAGCGAGTTCCTTCATTTTTGAATTTTTATGATTAATAATCGGTTGATCAAAAAGTTTGAGAATATTATCCCTGTTCGAAAGATCAATGAGCTTATTCGTGTGCCGATCCCAAAAAGCAAGTGCATTATGATTACTGCCTATGGTAACGATCGAGGCTTCCCTTACTGTCCATTTTGTTACGGTCGGCCCCCTCTGCCCTTCAAGTTTTAATACCTGTTCTTCACTTACCTCTTCGGGAGGCCATGCGCCGATGCTGGCCATGCGAATGAAATCGCGATCAATTTTACCTTTTACTTCCCTTCCTGTTACATCCTGGTCATCAAACACGGGATCAGCTAATATCTTTCCCCCCTCAATACGTATATTTTCCCAGCGGCCAATCGGCATGCTCCAGTCATTATGATTAAGCAGCATGACCGGGTTCTTTCTGAATTCGTCAAGTTTAGCCCCCGAAGTTAACATCCGGAATCCGTAAGTATTTACGGTTTCATCGTGCAATGTGAAGCTTTTCGTCATTAATCGCTTTTTTCCCAAAAGAAAAAAGAGAGTGCGAATTTGACAAATAACAGGCCAACGGTTGGACTATTTGCATTAAGGGTTGGACAATATTTTCAATTTTTCATGCCTTGAAAGTAGCTTCGTTCAAAAAATAAGGCATGGCCGGATTAACAAATAAACAAAAAAGAGACTGGGCTCAACTGTTATTCACGAAAGAGACAATTACCCAGAAAGAGGTTGCTGAGCGCGTGGGTGTTTCCGCGCAGACAATGAATAAATGGGTCAGGGAAGGAAAATGGGAAGAGCTTAAAGTATCTGTAACAATTACAAAAGAAGAACAGCTTAAAAACCTTTACCGGCAGCTTGCGGAAATGAATAAAGCTATTGCAGAGCGCGAGGGTGGAAAACGCTTTGCAACAGCCTCAGAAGCTGATACTATCAGTAAACTCGCTGTTGCCATTGAAAAAATGGAAAGTGATATCGGCCTTGCTGATATAATCTCAACATTCCGCAGTTTCCTTACATGGATTCGTGGTTTTGATCTCGAACAGGCACAGCAACTTACCTCTCTTTGTGATTCATTCATAAAAAGCAGGATCAGATGAAACGTCTTAAAATAAATGACAGGGATGCTTTACGGCAATGGGAAGATTTCCGTCGCCAGATAACAGAAGCAACAACAGTTGACTTTTTTGAAAGTGAATCCGACAAGCTGATCCGCATGGCTATGCTGGAATCATCTCCTGAAGCATGGTTTAAATATTATTTCCCTCATTATTATAAATGCGAACCGGCAGATTTCCATAAAAAAGCTACCAGGCGTTTATTAAAAAATAACCGCTGGTACGAAGTAAGGGCATGGAGCCGGGAATTAGCCAAATCAGTGCGATCAATGATGGAGATAATGTACCTCGCTCTGAACGAGGAGATACACAATGTTCTTTTAATCTCCAATAGCGGGGATAACGCGGAAAGGCTTCTTATGCCATTTATGTTGGAATTTGAAAGCAACTTGCGTATCCGTCATGATTACGGTCAACAGCAGAAACCGGGTTCATGGGAAATGGGAGAATTCATAACTCTTCCCGGTGTCGCCTTCCGTTCGCTTGGTGCGGGACAAAGCCCGCGTGGTACGCGCAACGAGAGTTTCAGGCCTGATTTTATACTGATAGATGATATCGATACCGACGAGGAAACACGCAATCCCGAACGTATTCAAAAAAAATGGAACTGGATAGAACAGGCTCTTATTCCCACTGTGTCAGTGAGCGGTGATTATCGTATAATTTTCAACGGCAACGTGATTGCACGTGATTGCTCTATCACCCGCGCGATGGAAAAAGCAAACCATGTCGATATTATCAATATCCGCAATAAAAACGGTAAATCCACATGGCCTGAAAAAAACAGCGAAAAAGATATCGACCAGATTTTATCAATTGTCAGCACAGCAAGCGCACAAAAGGAATATTTCAATAACCCGGTAAGCGAGGGAGATATTTTTACCCAAATAACGTGGGGCAAGGTTCCCCCGCTCTCTAAATTTCGTTTCCTGATTGCTTACGGCGACCCTGCACCTTCAAATTCGAAAAATAAAAAAGGAAGCTTCAAGGGATTGTTTTTAATAGGCCATCACAAAGGTAAATTTTATGTGATTACCGGTTACCTCGATCATGTCGTAAATGATGAGTATGTTAACTGGTATTATTACATGAAAAATTTTGTCGGGGAAAAAACACAGGTATATAATTATATTGAGAACAATACCCTGCAAGACCCATTCTATGAGCAGGTATTTATTCCGCTGTTTGCGGCTAAAGCGAAAGAAAACGGTTATATAGGAATCCTTCCTGATGACCGCAAGAAACCGGATAAATTCAGTCGCATAGAAGGGAACCTCGAGCCACTGAACCGGCAGGGACTGTTAATATTTAATGAGGCGGAGAAAGGGAATCCATATATGAAACGCCTTGAGGAACAATTTCTATTGGTTAATCCTCAATTAGCGGCACCCGCCGACGGCCCCGACTGTGTGGAAGGAGGCGTTTGGATCATCAATCAAAAGCTTGCAGCCCTGACTGCAGGTGATTATAAAGTTGGAAGGAAAATTAAGAACAAAAAACGATTTTAAAATCATTGCAATGAAATTTATAATCTATTTAAAAGCCCTTTATATACGTTTTAAAGGACGGCCGGGAGCCTTGCACCGGGCAATTAAACGCGCAGACCGCCTGTGCCGGAGAAACAAGAAGCGTTACCGCGTTTTTTTCATGTCAAATAAATACCAGTCTTTTTCTCGCGCCCAGATACAAAAGAAAAAACATAAAAAAGAGTGGAGCCGCGATGTTAATGTTACAAAAATGGAGCCTATGTGCTTTTATGATACACTCACTGGAATACAACCTGCGGGTTATGAAGTATTAAAAAATAAATAAAATGGCATTTCTAACAATTTCAGAACTTAAAACCCATCTCTACAACGAAAATGTGGAGGTGATAAGCCGCAATGATGATACCATTGTACAGGCTGCCATCGATGCTGCACTTGCAGAAGCTAAAGGTTACCTTACTGCTTACGATGTATCTGCCGTATTCACGGCTACCGGCAGTAACAGGAATGCATTGCTTTTGACTTTTGTTAAAGATATTGCTACATGGCATTTCCTTGTATTGTGCAACGCCGGTGTTGAACTGGAGCTTCGACAGGATCGCTACGAACGTGCGATAAATTGGCTGAAGGCCGTGCAAAAAGGAGATGTCTCCGCTGACCTTCCTGCCGATACCAGTGATGATGCCGTGTCAGGAGTGATAATATTCGGAAGTAATACAAAAAGAGAACAGCATTTTTAATCATATAAACTGGTAAAATGGCAACAAAAGACAAAAAGAAAGAAACAAGTGTAATACAGCAAATCATCATAAAAGCGCCTACACGCAAAACGCATGACGTGGGGGAATGGCGCACTGCCCTGCGAAGCGCAGACATGGGAAGGTTAAAACCGCTGTACGACCTGTATGATGATCTGCTCATTGACGGGGTATTGTCAGATGCAGTTGAAAAGCGCATCCTGGCTATTACCAACTCACCTATTACATTTCAAGATGCCTCGGGAGAGGAAGTAGATGTTATTACTGATTTAATAGATACTCCCGATTTTGAAGAGTTATTGAAAACGATAATGAACCGGCTCATGTGGGGCCGCTCAGGCGGGGAATTCAATTTTACTGACGGCTTTCGTTTTGAACCGATACCAGCAAAACATATCAGCCTTGAGAATAAAAGCATATTGATTAATGCATGGGATGCCGGCGGCATACCTTATGAAGGAGATGATCATCTGCTTATTCTTGGAAAACCCCGCCAGTTCGGGCTAATGCTTAAAACCGCGCCATTTGCTATATGGAAGCGGGGAGGTTTTGGCGATTATGCACAGTGGCTGGAGATATTCGGGATGCCCCAGCGTGTTGGAAAATATTCAAGTTATGACACGGAAAGCCGTAAGTTACTGGAACAGGCATTGGAGCAGGCCGGCTCCGCTCCCTACGTGGTTATTCCAAAAGAATCGGAAGTCGAGACAACCAATAACACCGGCAGCGGATCAAGCGGCAAATCATATAATGATTTTCGAAGGGCATGCAACGAAGAAATACTTATCACTCTACTGGGGCAGACCCTTACGACAATGCAGAATGAAACCGGTGCCCGCGCTTTAGGGGAAGTGCATAAAGATGTGGAAGAAAGGAAAAATAAAAGCGACATGCGGTACGTACAGAGGGTGTTGAATTTTGTTGTATTGCCTCTCTTGGAGAAGCGTGGATTCCCTGTATCAGGAGGTAATTTTGTTTTCCCAGAAGCTGCTGTTGAACTTACAGTAAGCGATGTTGTACAGTTATGTGATATAATGGAAATTCCACAATCATTTCTCCATGATAAATATTCTATACCGGCAGCGGAAGAAGGGGAGCCTATTGCCCGCAAACAACAGGCTCCTTCGCCATTTTCATCAACTGATACGGATGATGACGATATAGAAAACCGGGATCGCTCGATCATAAAAAAGTTTTTTGATTTTTTCGTCAAAGCCCCGGCGGGAGCCGGGGCATCCGCTGGAGATCTCCTCACGTTGAATGATGACAGCTTAAATGACCGGGTAATCAAACATGCCGCTGAAAGCAGACAGTTCATGCCTGAACTTTTTGATTTTATCAGCTCTGATTTGTTAACCTCTCTTGAAAGAAAACCTATCAGGAATGTAGACATGGGGTTTCAGTATGGTTATCAAAGCGATGCCTTTCGCACAGCACAGGAACTTAACATTTTTCATTTCAGCGCGGCTAAAGATATCGCCGAGATACAAAAACTGAATGAGCTGTATCGCGAAAGTAAAAATTTCGAGCAGTTTCACCGGGCGGCAAGCGAGCAGGTCGATGTGTTTAACAAAACATGGCAGAGGACAGAATGGCAGACAGCCACTTTAATGAATGAGAGCTCGCAAAATTATTACCGCCTGAAAAATAAAACAGGCACATTTCCCTACTGGAAGTATATGACAGTGAATGACGGGAAAGTACGTGAAGAACACCAGGCTCTTCACGGCTTAGTGCTTCCTGTTGAAGATCCTCTCTGGGATCAGATTTGGCCTCCAAATGGGTGGAAATGCCGTTGCTGGGTAGCTGGCGTGATGGCAGGAGAAGTAGATGGCCAGTTTGTAAATGAAAGCAGGCAAAAAGTAACCGGTTACTTTAACACAAATGACTGGGAAGTGGCAAAGAAAAGCGGATTTGGAGTCAACAGGGCTGCATCGCCGAATATTTTTAACGAGAACCAGATGTATATCCGGAAGTTTCCCAACCAGGCCAGCAAGCTGTTAAAGGACATCAATTATCATACTTACGGACTAAAATCTTATGAAGCAGGAAGGAAAGCAGCCACTACAAAGCTGCCTGTATATAACGGAACTGCTGATGATTTTGTTTCGGGACTCAAAGAACAGAATGGACGCAGGTTTATTTCTGATTACAAAGAGCGCCTGATAGAATTTGATATGAAAGCTAAGGGTGACGTTCAGTTAATGAAAGCTATAGGGGAAGCTTTGAAAAATCCGGAGGAGATATGGATCAATGCACAAGGCAAAAAAGTATTTGATCAGTTTGTATTTCTGAAATATTTCACTGATAAAGTTATGATTGTAACTGCAGAAGTTAAAGGTGGAAAAGTATATAAAATAAAACGATTTATGGTAGCCAAAGAAACTGGAGAGAAATATAAATACAGACATGGATTGTTAATCAAAAAACCGAAACAATGACATGGGATGAGCTTGGAGATTATTTCAATAATCTCGCCAATAATATAAGTAATGACATTCCTGATATTATTGCTGAAACTGCAACGGAATATTATAAAGAGCGATTTTCAAAAAAGGAATTCGACGGCAATCCGTGGGAGCGGGCACGTATAGCTAAAAGAACAGGCAGCCTGCTTATTGAAAGCGGGGCGCTTGTTAATAGTATTCAGCCGAGTTATGTCGGGCCGGATAAAGTTGTCATATCCGCGGGCAATGAGAAAGTTGATTATGCAGAGGTGCATAACGAAGGCTTCAAGGGCAATGTAACAATTCCTGCCCATACGCGACACACCAGGCATGGGCCTGTGAATGTACGATCTCATTCACGCAATGTGAATATCCCGCAGCGGCAATTCATGGGAGAAAGTAAAGAGCTGGCCGCAAAAATGATCGGGAGAATTGAAAATAAACTAAGAAATTTATTAAAAGCATAGTAACATGAATAAAGAAGTTTTCACTCAAATTTGTAATCGGGTTGAAACTGTCTCAACATTGCGTTGGATAGACTGGGACTCCGGGCAGCTCGATACTTTAAACCAGCGGCCGGCAGTTGCTTTTCCTGCCTGCCTGGTTGATATTTCATATCCTGCATGTGATGATATAAGCCAATTCGGGCAAATCGTGACGGCAAATGTAACCCTGCGCCTGGCATTTATGCCTGCCGGTGAAACAAACCATAAATCCCCGGTGAGGGATGAAGCACTTGCTGTATTCGATGTAGTGGAGGCTGTACATAATGCACTGCAGGGTTGGGGAAGCGATGAGCTGAGTAATTTCAGCAGGCTGAATGCCCAGCCGGAAAAAAGAAAAGACGGCCTGAAAGTGTATCGTATCACCTACCAGACCGCCTTTACCGAGACAGCGGAATAATGTTAATATGATTTTTTCTAATTAATTTTAACTGCTAATCCGGTTGCAGTCATCTCTTTTTTATTGCCTAATCCTTTCCCTTGTGTTTTATTGAATTCTATATTAATTATTCCATCAGCTCCTATTGCTTTGGCATTATTATATAATTGTTCTAATACTAAAGACTCTTTACATTCAATTTTTTTAGACTCTTTTGTTAATACTCCGTATTCATAGCCTTCATTTCCTTTTAAGCGGACTGTGTTTATATCATACCCATCCTGACAAACTACGGTAATTTCTCCCAAAGGCATGTAATTCTGGTTAATTCCGGTGAAGCTCATGTAAAATCCCTTTTCAGCATACTTTCTTAAATCGAAGAGATAAGTGTCAACAGTAAAAAAAGTACTGGTTCGGCATCCCACGAGCATCAGGATAACAGTTAAAATAAAAGTAAACTTTTTCATGATAATTATATTTAATGGTTAAAACTAAGTTTATTATTTCTCATATCTGTCATTATAGAAATCGCCAACCAACCAGAAAAATGCCAGATCAATCACTATCAAAAGTACCCAAAATAATTCCATTTAAAAATTATATATTTCAGGATCGTTAATGAATTGTGCAAAATCCTTTATGTGGTTGATATCTTCAGCAGTCTGAAAAGGATATAAAACATTCATGTCATTGGAGAATAATTCTGTGAGTGACATATTGACTCTCTCACAAAAACTAACATCAATATCTTTATACCTGTCAAAAATAGTATTTTTATAATTAGCCCGTTGAATAGCGTATACTGTCGAGGAGGCAGCTGTTAAAGGTTTCTTTTTTAAGAAAGGTATGATCTTGTTTTTTATTTTATCCCATTCAAGTGGATTACCACATATAGCTTCTTTACGAAAACATTTAAAACAGTTTCTGCATGAATCTTCATTGCCAATAGTATGACATGAAGAATAATGTTTTATTCCTGATTTTGCAGCCATATCTATAGTCAGCACTTCACTGTGCCCGGCGAGAGGTAAAATAATATTGATACCGAATTTTTTTAATTCTTTTATGATCTTAAATGAATTTGAATTTGTGTATGACTCATTAAAGAAAAATTCATCACCAGAATGAAAGGCTATTCCTTCTAAAATAGTACCGAGGGCAACTGTGCTGCATCCAATTAAATTCAATATGGGCAAATACATTGAAATATAGCCGATACCGACATTAAACCCGTGCCTGGTTATATATATTTGCCTGACCCGTTCAAAATCAGTTGTAATTTGAAACGCATTAACATAATTACAGGCGCGTATCTGCCTGCTTTCATAAACAGCATCATAACTGCGTGTTATATGTACTGGCACTCCCTTTGTATACCATAATGTTGCAGTGCTGTCAACACCCCCGGAATAGGAAACTAATATATTCCCGGGGTTCATTAATTCGGGTTTGGGTAGGTGCACTTTTTCAAGGCCATATAATAAAACATACAACATGAGATGAAACATTGAAGGATTCACGTCAGTCAAATAACCCGTATTATTGTTAAGAAAAGGATACTCGGCAAAAAATTTATAATCCCCTGATATAAGATCAATTCTCTGGGGATTAATCATAAATGTCCATATTCTAAATTCCGTTTTGATTTCAATTACTTTTTTCATTTTTATTCAATTTTCTAAGTCTTCGGGCTAAAACAATATGATATTCCCCGTTTTCAAACTGTACCATCATTGTACCGAATCTACTCCTTCTACATTTGCCGTCGGATTTCCGTATTGCAGAACACTGTTTGTTTTTTAGGCGGTCATCAGTGAGTTTGTCTCCTAAATAGATATAATCCATTCCTTGTTTAAAAACTGTTTAATTTGCTATTAAGAATAGGAAAGCGGGCATAAACGTGCCTCACTTTTTTAGCAATTTCAGGCACGCCGGAATTGTTTCGGCTGTGGTGCACCATGCAGTGGTTTTTCCAACCCAGTGTTTGTCCGATTACACGGTAAGGCAGCCCCGGCAGGTAATCGCTTATTATTATGGCTGCCACCTGCCGTGCATCTGTAATCTCCGGATCGCGACGTTGCGTGGCCTGTATCTTATCTGCAGAAATACCAAGTGAATCGGCAACCAGTATAATTATTTCGTTTATTACATGCCTGTTTAAACTCTCAACTATCTTTTTAAAATAACATTCCTCTACAATTACAGAAGGAAAAAATTGAGCTATCCACCGTCCTTTTTGCTGGTCGAATCGGATACTTTCTACCCAGGGTGCCAGTTTATCAAAGTTGTTGTAATTCATTTTTGAAAAATTTGATTCGCCAGGTGAAAATGAATCACCTGGCGAACTGTTACAAATGCTTTTCAAACAATAACAAATCATTGTACAAGTCAATGAAATTTTTGGCGGCGAATTCGGCGAGTTCCTCGCTTTTAAAGCAAAGGCGAGACCCGAAAGTCGCATTCGTAGTCGACGGCGAATGAGACGAAAGCGAGTAAACGAAACCCGCAGAGTTAGACTCTACATAAAAAAAATTCCACCACTTTCTCTGTCTGTAATCATTCCAGTCAGGTTTCCATCCGTTGTTTAATGCCGAGATGATTGTAGACAGCTTATAAAATGCTACAACTGCTTTCCTGTGATCAGGAAACAAACCGTCAACTTCAGGAAGCTTCGGTTCAATGCCAAGATGCTGACATGCATCTTCAAAACTTTTGATTTTTTCTTTCATAATTTTAAAAAATTGAATTAGACTGTATTGTTAAATCAGACGTTTTATGTCTTTTTACATGAGTATGAGGCAGGTAGTATCGTGCTACATATTTACCATGAAGCTTAATTCTTTCAGCCTGTATAGGCAGTTCGTGATCATGTCGCAGGTTGTGGATACGTCCTGATAAACGCAAGCATCCAAAACGGCGCAGAGCTTCGAGGGCTGTGATGCTTTTACCGCTCTCGAGATAATTCCGGATAAGTTCATTTTGTGATTTCATAATTCTATAATTTTGGTTTGTAGCGGGAGCGGGATTCGAACCCGCGTCATCCGGCGTATGAGACCGGGCTGGAACCACTCCAGTCCACCCCGCGGTACCCGGTAACGGATTCGAACCGCTGATCTCCTGCGTGAAAGGCAGGTGTGCTATCCACTACACTAACCGGGCATAAAGGATAGCACTGAAGTGCTATCCTCTGATGAAGGTAATGTTAAGAACGCCGGGCATTATGGCCGCCCGTTGACCATTTTAGTTCACTGTAGCTCCTGATTACTGCTGTAATTATAGCTATCGCCCAAATAGCAGCATAAATTAATAATACCAACTCTTCCGTTTCCATGACTATATACTTGCAAAATTCAGCTTGACTGGAATGTACTTCCCCTGATCATCCTTTACAGATATATCCATGTAGCGGACACTTGAGTTCGTTGTTATGCTTTTACGGATCAGCTCCATAGCTTCATCCCAAAGCTGGTTCTTGATATTTAGCTGCATAAGCCCGAAGATGCGGGCTTTGTCGAGACGGCCCTTGCGCGTTGTGAAAGCATGATTAACCAGTGCTGCCAGTTCTTTGTCCGCGCCATCTGTTTTTTTCTTAATAAACTCGTTAAGCTTTTCCTGCGCGAGGGTAATGTTATCATCAAAATCAATGCGGTCAGCAACATTAACTTCAATCTTAACGCATTTATCAAAGCTGGTGAGGGTGTAGTTGCCTTTACGATCAGATGCTGTTATATTGGCATTTTTAAGCATCTCGCCATATAGCTTGTCTGCTGCTTTGAATGATTCCTTCTTAAACTTGGCAAGCTGATCGCTGATTCGTTCTGCGTTGCGAAAAATTTTACCCACAACGACTTCATTTTTACGATCGAAGTCAGGGACGTACTCCCTGGGTACTTCATTACCGCGGTGATCAAACCACGTTTTGTCTGTTTTCCTGTGTATCATATCAATTCATTTTTTTGTTAATTTTTCACGAAATTTCTGTAGTAAGGCAATATCAGTCTCATCGACATTCAGTGCCTTCATATTTGAATAATTAAGCGACATGTCGTTAGGTGTTTCCACTGATGCATTAGTACATGCCAGCATCATAAAATCAATTGCTTTGTGCAAATTCGATGCTTCTTTGGATGTGATTTTTATATTCATTTCAGTTATTGTTTTTTATTGTGATTTTGTAGTGATTAAGAAATAATAACTCGGCGTCTTCATTAGTATATGGAGACCACCAATAGCGCTCTTTAATAATGAATCTTTCCCATTCAAGTTGCTGTAAATACTTGTCTGCTCTCCTCACGATATTACTTAGAGGATATTCGAACCCGAATTTTCCAGCTATCACATGCATTAGCTTGTCTTCAAATTCACGATATTGAGGCATATAATATTTTATTGGCGAGGGCATATCTACAAGGTAGGCCTCGCTGGCATCATGTAATAACGCCTGAAGCTTTAAAGCGCGGGGAACCTCAACTGAAACCCTGTAACTATGTTCAGCAACAGAATAAAAATCATCAGTGTGCCCGCCAAACCGGCAGAGGTTGGATAAAGCATGGGCAATATCTTCTATGCATATCATATCCGGATCAGGATCGAAAACATTAAATATCTTTCCTGTATAAGTCCTGATAACTCCAGGTTTCATTGCAGGTATTGCCCTTGCGGATTGTAATTTTTTTTCGTTCATCTTACCAGCTGCTTAGTGTAAAATTCCTGCGCATCCAGGATAGCATAAAATATTTCATTCCTTGTCATGCCTCCCGGTTTAATACCCCACTGGTGCGCGAGGTTTTCAAGTTCCTGTCCGCTCAATTTCTCGAGCTGGAGAATGTCATATAATCTTATTGTCGTTCCAGCCATAACAATTAATTTAAATTGAAACATAAGCCTTATTAAAGACGTGCGTTGGTTTTGAAAACTCTGTTATTATATGACTTCCCACTTTTGAAGGGATGTCTTTTTCATAGATAACCTGTTCGCTGCCTCCACCCGTGCGAAACCGATCCGTTACCGTTATACAATCACCGGTGAAAATGTTTTTAAACCTGTTGTTTTTCATAATCTCATTTTTTTAATTGTTCTTTCAATTGCTCTTTTTGTCTCAAGATTAGCAGGTGTCAACATCTGCTTTAATTTAAATTCAGCGATATGCTCAAATACCTCTGCTGCATCAAACGTGCGCCCGTTAACCATTATGCCCTGTACCTCATATTCAACCCATTCCGACCTATTATGGTAAGCTTTCTCAAATTTTCCTTTTTTGTGTGGTACCATGTTAAAGCCGTTAGCTTCAAAAAACCGGGCTATTTCATCGTCGTTGAAATGTATTTTTAATAGCATCATAATAGTGTTTAAATGATTTTATAATTCCCAATATACAGGGCGCATATAGTCGATAGATGTGCGCCACATGTTGCCGTCATCAGCAAATACATAATAAGAACCTTCCGTGATTCTCGCTTCTACATCCCCTTTTATCCATCCACTGTCAGTAAGAAATTTACACCGCCTGCCTACAGGGCTTTTTTTAAAGCTTCGCCATTCAAAGAATCGCCGCGCAGATTCCGCTATGATCAGGATGATAATTGCAATAATTGATTTTATCATCTGTCTATGATTTGTATGTTATCCAAATCGGCTTCCGGGCAGTTATATTCACCATTTATCCGTGCAGTAGTCACTTCAATGTGGTGATCTATGATATGCAGTTCCCTGCATAATTCAGAGCTGTAGCCTTTTAACAATTCCTGAAGCAAGGCTTTTCTTTTTTCATTTAAGCTATCAAGTTTTTTATCAAGATCACTGCATTCATCATGTTTGTTGCTTTTGCCGGTCTCTTTCACCGGCTGCAGTCGTATCTTAGATATCAATGATCCTGCCCATGCAGGCAACGATAAAACTGCCTCTCTGCTCATGAAAAACCACCACAGGGAATAAGTAACCAGTGCAGCATAGCAGAGAATGATAAGTGTGATTACTAATACAAATTCCATCGTTATTAATTTTGAGTTTGATTTTCAATTTTTTTCAATTCTGCCTTCGCGGGTATTGACAAGTAGTTATTAAATGTGCTTTTGCTTATATGGAAACGGCGTTTAATCCTGTTGCGGTAAATCCACATAAGAGTTGCCCCGTGAGTCTGTTCCTCCAGAACAATGTCCTGAATCTCTGCTACCCGCTTGTAAAAATTCAGTTTGTTGTAAGCCATTAGTTACGGTTTTCGAGATAATTCATGATTTCCTCTTTCATTGATTGCGCACCAACAGTCGTGCGGCTTTTGCGAACAAATTCATAATAGATATCACGCAGCCGGTTAACGGGTATCTGGTTGAAATCCTTATACCCTGCGGCACGGCAGGCAATAGATTTAACTTTCTTTATATCATAGTGCAGATTGATGTCGTTACACCACCCGAATATTGCCGCGATAACACGTTTGCGCCATTTATCAGCTTCCGTACCGAGACTGATTATCAATTGTACAAGCTGTTCCTCAGTCAGCTCGCTGCTGCTTTCTATGCCCATACTTTCATACATCATTTTCTTGTCATCGGGCCTCATGCCTGTTTTTGCACAAATGGTGTGAAACTGGCGCAACAGTCGTTGTTTGTCTTTTGAAATCATTTGTTTCATGGCTAATCATTTTTAGCATTATCTGCCCAGTACCGGGCAGCACGTTCCGGCCAGATATCAAAAGGCTGTTCACCTCCATACCTGCTTTTAGGAAATGCCCGGTACCCTTCAACCCATATTTTTACATTTGAATCAAACCATACGCTTTCGGCCAGTGATCCTTTTGGTTCCTTGCCTTTGGCGTGTGATGTGAAAATGAAAAGCTTACCGGGAAAATCATTTAATAGCTGTTTATAATCACTTATGTCCATGAAAGTGTACTGGATGGAGTCTATAATCACAAACAAGGCCGAGTTGCGCAGCCGTAATCTTTCTGTAAGGTCGGCCACCGGCTCCTGGTCAAGCAGGTGTATTTTTCGTGATACCTGTTCCATTTCTACCGATTTAAAGCCGGTTCGCATTGAAGCAGATGCACCTTCCTCGAGTGAGTTAAACAATACTTTGCCGAATTGAGTGAGGTACCTGGCCAGTTGCAATGCAAACCTTGTTTTTCCCTCTGAGCTGCGACCCCAGATTAGCCAGCTGCCTTTCACTTCCGGTTGTCCGAACGAATCAGCATACCGGCCCCTGAACGGGAGCACGTTCATGCGCCTGCGGTAAAGATCAGTGACGGTAATAGGCCGCTGTAACTTACTTCGTTCCATCTTTCATCTTTTTAATCTCGATACTTATGCGCCTGAGTGATCCACCGGTTTTTGCATACAGCTCCTGCACGTTATTCACGCTATTAGCGCGTGCAATGAGAGATACCTGGTGCATTATAAAATCGGTTTTATCGTTGCCCCCGTCGGGGGTGATCTTCTGGTACCGGCTTCCGTACCGGCTAAAGATTTCAGTATAGCCTACTTTCTTACGTCCCAGGTTACGCTCAATTTTTACTTTTAAACCATCGGCACCCATCATGTACCAGCCACAATTACCTTCAGTGGCATTCCATAGGGCTTTTAACTCCAAAAAAGCGGAGTAATCAAGATCGCCGGCTTCATCAAGCACTATAAGGGGTTTTTCCACTGATTTAAGAAAAAATACAAGGTCGTCATAAACATCAGCATAGCGGCCCTCGGGATGCAACCCGAACTCTTTTGCAATAGACCTTACAAGCTTCTGTTTTGTTTTAACCTGTGAGCAGTCAATATATACAGCATTGCGGTGAGAACGGCAGTAATAGCGTGCCGCGAATGTTTTGCCGATATCGGCAATATCACAAAGCAGGCTGCTCTGGCTACCTTCCTGGTTTTGCTGTAATTGGGTAGTGATATAGGTAAATACCGGGGTACGGGCAGCTTTAAGCTTATGCCCATCTCCCAGTTCAACATTCAACCGGCGCGCGATGGCCAATAACTTTGGCAGGCTGACAACCTGTTCAGCATCTCCCTTTTTAATACGGCTCAATTGCGCATGGTTAATACCAAGAGCAACGGCATGCTTTTTCGCGGATGAATAATTTGCAGAGTCGGCTATAACAGCCTCAATAATTCTTTGTTTTGATGTAGTTGTAATCATAACTATATAATTTATCGGTCATTCATTGCCTTTTTTATGAAATACTCTTCGTCGAAAACCTGGTCAAGATCATCAAGGTTGCGGATGGGCTCATCCGGTATATCTTCAATGATCTCAACTCCTTCAACATCTTCTATTTTATCGCCGTTTCGCGGGATGATGCCAACCTTAGCCCAGTCTTCGTCTTTTGAATACTTGTCAAATTGAGCTACATACTTGTCTTGTTCCAGTTTGGCGGCTTCATCCTCTGGTGTTCGTTCTGCTTTAGCCTCGTTGTATGTGGCCAGCTTTTTAGCTATGCAGACAAATTCACCGTTCTGGTAGAGGTAAACTTCCGGTATATTACCGGAATCATCGGGCATATAGTAAGCATCAACTTTAAGGTTGCCGGGAGCAAGCTGCTCCAGTACACGTGGGTGAGGAAGCTGGTATTTTTCATACTGCACCTTCACGTATTGTGAATTGTAAATATTGATCTGCTTAACTTCGTATCCAATATATTTGTATACAAGTGCTTTATTCAAAGCTGGCAGATCGGGATTAAGGTTATTGCGCAATACATCCATGCGGGTCATGCCCGGGTAACGTTTTTGATTTGGATGTAAGGCGTTATTATATTCAATTGTGTCCTGGATGTCATCTGTTATCATGCGATCGGCAGATTTCATTGTAAGTTTAAACTCATCATCTACCTTGTCTACCGGTATGCGGTTATATACTGATTTCAACCACCAGCGGCCAATGCCCGGGTGATTATTTTTTTCCACCTGGTATTTTACTGCCCTGTTCAGGTGTTCAGCACGCTTTTCCTTTGAGTTGGCAGGAGCACAGAATGTAACGCGAGGAAACATCATTGAAAGCTCCAGCTCAAACTTGCGTACCAGGTGATTTTCAACTTCAACTTCAAGGGGTACACCAAAACCATGGCGATCTATGAAAACAAACATATCGCGCAGGCAGTCTATAAACAGGGTTTCGTCTTTTGTCTGGCTGTATGCTGATCCTATGCGGCACCCCGATGCAACATCATAAGCATAATATGCTTTGACTCTCTGATGGGTATTAACATCCTTCCATACAAGGTCGCGGTCGTCAAGCGATATCTTCGAAAATGAAAACAGCGGAGAATGACGGTGCCGGTGTGGCCGGTGGCGTTCATCAAAATCTTTCCAGCCCATCCGCTTTTTATTGATATGAATCTGGTTACGATTGTCATTAACAATCTGCCATGCACGGCTTTCAGAGAAAGTAACAGGTTTGCCTTCATCATCAATGAAATCTTCTCTTTCAAATACCTCACCGGTGCGCTCATTTACCAGGTCTATTTCACCAGATATGAATTGCTCGTATATTTCTTTGATTTTCGTGTTGAATGGGCGGGTAGGCATTGTAGCAATGTAACAAATAAGCTTTTCAAGCTGTATGTTTATCTTGCGTGCATTCTGGTTGCCTTTATAATGCTTAATCAGTGCTTCGTAACCACGGTCAATATAATCTTCGAGCTTTTGTTGAAGTGTCCTGGGGTTAGTGGGTAAATTATTAGGGAAATCACGTGTTGTGGATGGATCTTTAATCAATTTAACGGCATTCCTGTAAAATTGCCTGTTTAGAGGCCTGCGCCCGTGGGCTGCACGCGTGGCGGTATGACGTTCCAGTTCCACACGCAGGGTATTCAGAATGCAGGCTCCATTACTATATAATAATATATTGTCCTGTTTTGAAGTCGGGATCGGGCTGCCATCAGGGAACCGGTAATTTGAATAGAACTCAAAGGCGCGGTAATCAATTTCAATTTTGCGGCTTAATGGCTCCTTTTGTACCAGGTCGAAAGGATTGCCTCCTATTTTGCGCTCGATCTCCTCCCTGAATCTTGAAGGTATTGTCCGGTAGTCTACCAGGGCAGGAGTATTTTTACAACCCCTGCGGATTACTTTTATTTCTCCTCTTCTTTGCATTATATCATAATTGTCCTGTGATATAATACTTTCATTGATAAGCCATCGTGCTTCCACTGTTAATATGTTATTATAGTATTCCAATTAACTGCGACATTTTATTTTTTGTTCCCGCCGGTGGCTCGAACACCGGTGCCTGCCTGACGGGAAAATGATTAACTTAGTGGTGTCTAATCAAAAAATTAATCATTATGGATGTAAATTATTACAAAGCTCAACTGCCAAATCTGGAAGAGTTGTCGAAAATGTCGGCTGACAAACAATGGTCTTTTTTCCAAAATGTCCTTCTTGGAGCATCAGGAGTTCTTGGTATTCTACTCTCCCTTCATTCAAATACGTCACCCTTCCTATACATTCGGGTGATATTTGTTCTGTCAACGATCCTATTGCTACTCGGTATCTTGTCTCTATCATTAGTGCTGCACGATCTAACAATATATTTAGAAGATCTGCGTCAAGCATTTCGAGTCGAATTTCAAAAAGCGTATGAAGAGAATAGAAAGATTCAGGCAGTAGCCATTCCAAAGAAAAAAAGAACCATATTTTTTGAAAAACTCTCCTATATATTACTCCCGCTTTCTTTATTATTGCTGACAATTTATTCGGCATTGCTTTCATTTTGCTGAAACTTAATGAAACTGCGACACCCTTTGAAGTTATCGCCGGGCCGTCGCAGTTATTTATTATTTAAGATATTTTCTCTTGCTTCAATTACCCGGCGAAGTGCTTCGATAGCCTCATTGTGGTACCTGGCATTTTCGCGCTCTACCATTTGCCTGGCATTGCCTGGAGTAATAAAACGCCCCAGCTTTTTTGTCAGTATTTGAGATACAACAGTATAGTCTCCCCTTAGTTTTTTTGATTTTATTTGTTTTTCTGTCATTTTTTACTGTACTTTTGTTATACTATGCAACAAATATATAGATAAATATCGAGATTACAAAATTTTTATCTAAAATATTATAGATTTTAATGAGCGCAAAAAATAGATTAAAGGAATATCTTGAATATAAGGGAATTAATCCAAATCAATTTTATAATAATACTGGTTTGTCTAATGGTTTTTTAGACTCCGGTCAGGGTATTAACTCTGAAAAAATAGGAATAATAATCGAAAAATATCCAGATTTAAATCTAACCTGGCTTATTTTAAATAAGGGATCAATGATTAAAAACAAACTATCTGAACCTATATCTGTAGAGGGGAAAAAACAGAACTATAATATTACATCATCCGATTTTTGGAGTATTATCCAAGAAAAAGATAATAAAATAGAAAAATTATATGAAAAAATAGAAAATATGCGTGAAGAAATTGGTCGTCTTAAAGAACAAAAGGAAATATTCCAAAAACATAATGAACTTTTTCATAAATCTGATGTTTCACAATGTAAATTAAATAAATGATTGATTTTTATTAATTTATAAATA